CTCCTTCCAGTCAATCGTGAGAACCTGCTCTTTCGTATCGCCAGCCTGGATCCGTGAAGCGTCGGCCCTGGCTTGCGCCTCAGCCTCGGCCAAGGCCGCCTTGCGGCGCTCTTCGGCTGCCTGTTTTGCCGCACGCTCCTTCTCCAATCGTTTGGCCTCGATCTGGTTTTCGAGCTGAACGATGGCGTCAAGCTCACCAGCGCCAACCAGGTCGAAGCGCTCGGCAAGCTCCTGCCGCTTTCCGGAGATCTCGTCCATGCCGTCCAGCAGCTTCTTCTGTTCCTCCGTGTACTTCGCCAGGTCCTGACGCTGTCGGTAGAGAGAATTCCAGATGTTCGCGAACTGCTGCAGGCTGTTCGGCCCGCTCATTTGACTTAGCAGTTCTCGGGTCCTGTCGGAGATTTCTCCCATGTTGAGGGAGAATCCACGGGCGGCTGAGGATGCGTTACCGAGGTTGTCGCCGGCCGCAGCGGCGCCGGCAGCTACTCGCTCCACGCCACTACCCGCCTCATCAGACGCCTGCTTGACCTCTTTCAGGGCACCCGTGACCTTCTGCGCGCCCTGCTCCACGCGCCCCATAGCCGACTCGCCCTTCGTGCCGAGTTCGCCCAATGCGTCACCCGTCTCGTAGATGGCGCCCTGCACATCCAGTTGCGACTGCACCTGGTTCCGGCGCCATGCGTCACTGTCGGCCACAGCAGCCTTGGCGGTATCGGCATACGCTCTGAACGCACGGCGCACGTCCTCGACAGACGCTTTGCCACTGGCAGCGCCCTTGCGGATGGTCTCGAACGCCTCCCAAGCCGAGTCACGCGCGGCGTTCAACGACTGCTGCGACTGGATGCCAAGACGTTGGAATTCATCGGTGAGTGGGTTCAGCCCCGCCTCGATCTCTCGAAGCCGGGCACGCAGTGCGGCGGCGGCACGGGCCGCCGAATCGAAGCCGACCCGCCCCTGCTCGCCAGCCGCTTGCAGTAGATTGCCGAGAGTGCGCGCCTCGTCCAGCGTGGCGACGTTGCCCAGCGCTGCCTTGAAGGCAGTCTCGATCTGGGCGCTGGTCGCCACTGCGTTCTCGGTGATTGCCCCGAAAGCGGCGATCGCATCACGGCCAGCCTGAGTGAAACTGACCCCAAGCTGGCCCGAGGCCACGCCCAGCTTGGTCATCGCGGCAAGCAGGGTGGTTTGCAGCACCGCCGCTACGTTCACTGCCGCCTGCGGCAGCGAGTTGAATGCCGCTTGCGTCGCACCTTGGAACCGGGCGAGCTCTTCACCCGACAGCTGCTGCAGCGTCGCGAGGAGGCCATCACGCACGTTTCGCTCGGCCGCAGCACCCTGAGTGGCAATGAAGCCCAGCGCTTCGCCTACCGAGCCGAGGCTGGCCGTATCGGCGAAGTTGAGTCCTGAGAACATCTTGCGGATCGACTCCGCAGCCAGCTTTGCGTTGCCATCAATTCCGTTGAGCTGCGCCACAACCTGCTGGGCCGCACCGCCAATTCCATTTGCGAGCGCATCAGCAGCGGTCTTCACACCAGTCCGCAGGGAGGCGAAGCCCGTGGAGACATCCAGCAGCCGCTGCGTGACCTGACCGAGCTGCTGCAGTTGCTCTGCCGTTGCGACGCCGGCCTTCTGCTGCATCAGCAGGAATCCTTCCTGCGCAGTGAGGTACTGCTCCAGGCCCGACAGCCGCTTCTCGTAGGCCTGCCGCTCGGCCTCACCGAGCTTGGCAACTTCCTCGGCCGACTTGATGACCACGTCACGGTATGCAACGAAGGACACCGCCTGCTGACGAAGTTGCAGCGCGGAGTCGCGCACCTGGCTGATATAGACCCGCTGCGCTTCACCGGCGCGCTTCAGCGCCGGGTCGTGCTGCTTCCAGATATCCTGCGCCACGGTCTTGAGGACATCCAGACCACCTATCGCCGCTTCCAATCCCAGCACGGCCACCGTGATGGGTACTACCTTCGGCATGCCCCGCAGCAACGCGCCGAACCGACCGATACCCCGACTCCCGCTTGCGACCGCTGCATTGTTGGCAATCTGCGCGTTCGTGGTCGCGATCAACGCCGCGCGCCATGCGTTCAGCTGGAGCAATGCCCCCACGATCTTGAACTGCGCATACGCAGCAGCCATCAGGCCAATCACACGAGCATGGTCCACAACCCACTGCGTCGCGCCCTTCACCGCCTCTGCCGTGGTGATGATGGCCTGGGCGGTCCGCTTGGCCCAGCGGGACAGGCTGCCATCGGCCGCCAGTCGATCCAGCGTGGTCAACAGGGTGGTGAGCTGTTCCTTGAAGTAGGTCAGCACGCCTTGGTCGGCGACTTCCTGTTTCCAGTCCTTGAAGCGATCGGTGGCCGTCTTCCACAGGCCGGCGATGGTGCCCACCTTCGCGGCGGCGGCAGCGCCGCCATAGGATTCGGCCAGCAGGTCGAGGATGATGGCCTGCGCCTTTGCCACCTGCCCGGTAGCTTCCAAGCTCTTGATCAGCGACTTCTGGCTGTCATCCAGCGTGAAGCCCTGCTTGCTCAGGCTCTCCATTGCCTTCGACGGCGTCTGCAGCGCCTTGCCAACGACCTCGGCAGACTGCTCCAGCGACATGCCCAGCCGCTGGGCCTGGTCGATGGTGATCTGCATCGCCGCCGGGAACTGCTCGCCCACGATGTTGGTGTACGACAGCAGGCGGACCTGGGCGGCGCTGATCTGCCCGTCATCGAACAGCCCACTCTGCAGCTGCTGGCGCATGGCGGCCAAGCTCTGCGCTGTGAACTCGCTGGTGCGACCCGTGGCGTGCAAGGCCGCTTCCAGCTGAGCCAGTTCCTGCTCAGCGTCGCTGCCCTCCTTCACGATGGCCTTGATGCCGTCAACCACTCGGTTCAGGCCGACGAACGCGATCGCACCAGCGGCGACTGCCTTGAGTCTGCCGAACCAGCTGACAGTGCTCTCCGTTGCGTCCGCCAGGTCGCCGCTGCCGGCGGCGGCATCAGCGGCGCGCTCCTGGTACTCGGCCAAGGACTTTGCCGCTGCTTTGCTGGTAGTGGCCTGCCTGCGGAAGGCAGCCTCTGCCTCATCGATCTGCTGCTTGCGCCGACGCCCCGCTTCAGCCTCTGCTGCGGCAGCCCGGGCCTGCTCAATGAGCGCTGCCGCGCTGCGGGTCGCCTCGATACGCAGGCGCTGCTGGTGATCGGCCAGGTTCGCGGTGTTGATGCCGAGCGAAGAAAGCTCGTCGTCGGCTTTGCCTACGGCGTCCCATTGCTCGTTCAGCGCCTTTTTCAGGCGTTCGCCCTCCTTACGTAGATCGCGCTGGGCTGCCAGCACCTCGCGGGACGGCTTCTCCATCTCCCCGATGCCGAGGCTGAGCGCCAGCGCGGCCTTCTGATTGTCATCAAACTGCCTTTCCAGCTCTGCGAGATCGGCCAGCATGCCGTCGAAGGCATCCGCTTTGGCCGCTGCCTCGTTCAGCCCAGTGAGAGAGTCGAGCAGCTTCGTCGCCTTGCCAGCGGTCTCGACCGAGACATCCCCCAGATCGCCAAACGCCGCGCGCAGTTCATCCACGCCCTCGCGGCCCTGCGTTTCGATGACGACCCGAATTGCTTCTTCCAGCCGATCAGCCATTGGAGCTTCCGTTGACGCGCCACTGGCGGCGCAGTTCAGTCAGGTAGGTGGTGTGAAAGCGCTCGATCAGCCGGCGACGGGCCTCCAAGGCGCGGCTGTTGCCATCAGCACCCGAGAGCATCTCGAACGGGCTTGGCCCTCGGAGGATGCGAACGGGGCCACGGCCGTGGCGCTTTTGCCGCGCCCTATCCCAGGTGCGCACACGGATGGCCTTTCGGCCCTTGATCGTGGCGATGAAGGCACCGTCGTACGTCTTCGATTCGCCCACGCCAATGCCCGCCGTGGCACCTCGGGATTTGCGGCCAGCCCAGCGACCGCCGAACTCGATCAGCGAGATCGGCCGCGTGCTGGCCCAGATCGAAAGGAAGTCGTCTCTGCCACGCTTACCGGTGCTGTAGCCGCGCTCGCCCGTTTCCACGCGATACTTCCCGCGCAGCGCAGAGGCGCGGATGTTGTAAGAGGCACGGACCTCCTGCGCAGTAGCCGGCCCAGCCCGGCGCTGCAGACCAATGAACGCCCGCTGCACCGACAGGTCGTACCGATTCAGCACCTCGCCAGCCAGGTCGGTCAGGCCATGCAAGCCTTTTGCCCGCCGGCCGCTGGCGTAGTACTTGAGCAGGTTGTTACTGCGATTGGACGCCACGGTGCCTTTCCTGTTTCAAACCAGGAGGGCGCCCTCCCGGCGCCCTCCCCTCGCTGGGGTCACCAGCACGCTCAGCCCGCCGACTGCGCTGCGATCTTGAAGGTGTAGAGATCGGTCTCGCCGGCCTGGAAGATGACCGGGCCGGTCAGGGTCACCTGGATCGGCTCGTCACTGAACCAGTCAACGTCACCATCGACGGTCAGGTCGACGTTGGGAATGGTCAGCAGGCCTTCGTCGCCACTGATGCGGTCCTGCATGTCGCCCAGGATCTGGAACGACTTGCTCGGGGTGGTGCCGCCGCTGATTGCGGTTTCCAGGTAGGCATCGAAGTTGTAGTCGGCCGTCACAACATCACCGGCCTGCAGCGCGCCACCCTTCTTGGGGATCAACAGACCATGACGGGGTTCCAGGTCATAGTCGGTGCCCTTCACCAGGTCCACTGCGCCCTTCTTGAACGCCGGCGCCGGCGTTGCTTCGATGAAGTTGTGCGGCAGCTTCACGGGGGTATCCACGCTGCCAACAGTGACCGACACAGCGGTGGCCGAGCCGGCTGCCACAGTGGTGTTGACCAGGGTGCCGTACAGCATGCGAGCCAAGAAGGCCGTCGGCACTTCCAGCGCGGTAATCGAGACGTTGGTGACGCCCGGATTCGAATCCTTGTGGATGATCTGCTGATAGCGAGCATCGCGGCGCTTGCTCTTGATCTCCACCGAATCGCCGGCTTCGTAGCTGAAGGTTAGCGAGGACTGCTCCAGGGGCTGGTTACCGAACTTGTCGGCGGGCTCGGGAATGACGGGGACGCGAACGCCCTCGGCGCCGTGCTCCCAGAAGCGCAGGTCACCTGCGAATTTGCGGACTTTGGGCTGTGCCATGGTTCTGGTTCCTTTACGGGTTGGACACGGGCTCAAAGGTCTCGGTCAGACCAGCCCGCGCGGTGATCTGAGCGACTACGGCGGTATGCCCGGCATCGTCCTCCAGGGTCGCAAGCTGGGTTTCGATCAGCTCAAAGCTGGTCACCCCCAGCGGCAGCGACTTCTCTTTGAACGTCAGGGCACGGATCAGGTCATGGCGCGCGCGATGAACGAGCAGCCTAGGATTCGCTTCATCGCTGCCACGCGGGACTTCGAACTCGATGGTGATGGCCGCATCGGAGCTGGACTGGGCAACACCGCCGCCACTGCGCGAAAGCTGGCGGACAGAGATGATCGTTGCCGGCTCGGTGCTGTCCTCGCTGATCTCGTTTTCATCGATGATCACGGCGCCCGCGCCGATGTCGGTGCGGAAGCCACTGCTGCGCGAGATCAGGCGCACGCGAGCAGCCAGGAACTCCACCAGCTGCCACGACAGCGGCTCTGCCAGGTCAGCCACGGGTCACCAGCCAGCGGCTCTGTGAGCCGTCATCGCTGATCTTCTTACTGTTGACGAAGACCTCAGTACCGAACGCGGTCGAAACCGACTCGAAGCGATCGCCCTGGTCAGGCGCCACGTCCGAGCGCAGGTACGCGATCTCCACACGGCCTGACCTGAACTGACGCAGTTCACCGATGGTCTCAACGTCGCGCTCCACATAGGCACGCACGCCCTCGGTCGTCCGACCATCCTTGGCCGTGTACCGACCTTGCGACGCCATGCCCGCCAGCGCAAAGGCGGCATGCAAGTTGCCATCCAGATCGCGGAGGAAGTCGACCTCACTCACCGCACACCTCCCGAACACAGCATCGCGTAAGCCTGCAGCGCCCTCACTTGGGCGTCGCACTGGGCAGCGGCGCCAATAGCTCGGCCCGCACTTTCAATTCGGTCGACGGCTCGACCATCAAGCTGGCTGCCGGCAGCGGCGGTCGCGGACAGCTCTGCAGTTGCGACGGACGCTTGCCAACGCTGGTGCAGGCGCTGGTTGCCAGCGCGAAGATCAGCGATGAGGCGATCAGATGCCTTCTGTGCATCGTTCTTTTCCTTTTCGTACTTGGACGCCAGGTTATTTGCGGCGACGGCACTGCCACGCTCGACCTTCAGGGTTTCGTTGGCGGCATGGGCCTCAGCTCGGGCAGCGTCACGCTCCCTCTTCATGGCGTCACGGCTCGACACAGCTTTGTCGGCCGCACGGTGAGCGATGGACACCGAGCCACGCTGCCAGACGACGACGCCCAGCAGCAGAAGGACGGCGATGATGAAGGCGCGGATCATGCCGACACCACCGGACTTTCGGGGGGGATAATCGCGCCCACGCTTCGCATCGCCGCTTCCAAGGACATAATGCGCAGACGCAGCCTGTGCGCCTCCTCCTGAGCCGCCATGCGCAGCTTGATCTCTTCCATGAGCTTCTCTGTGGTTGCGGTGAGGGAGCTCTCCAGCGAGTCCACACGGCGGACAAGCCCGTTCAGAAGTTCAACGTTGGCGTCAGTCTCTGTACGCTCCTTCCGGCGCGAGAGCAGCACCGTCCAGGTCTCTCGCAAGAGCCAGAGGGCCACTACACTGCCAGCGGCCCACCAAGGTGCGTGCGCATTAACCTCGCCCCCGACCATTACGAGAGCGCCTCAGCGACGCCGGCCGCGATCACCTCGCGTCGCCAGAACAGTCCGCCGTTCTCGTGTTTGGCGATCGCGGTAGCCAGCCTTTCCAACGTCACGGCGTTGTCCAGCCTGATGATCTCGCTCGGGCTTACCCCGACCGCCTTGGCAACTTCCTGGACGTAAGCCGAAGTGTTGTTCTCCACTGGCGGCGCCCAGCGGCCGATGATCTCCTTCACCGTACGCAAGCCGTGCTTGCGCTGGTAGGTGAGCAGCGTCTTTGCCAAGGCTCGGAACCCGGCCTGCGGGGTCAGGAACACGCAGAAGCGCTGCTCGCGCGCGATGGCGGCGGCGGACCGATCCTCACCCTGCCACGGCGTGCTGGTGCGGTCGATGTTGCCAGGATTGTTGTTGCGTACGCCGCGCGGCGTGGTGGTGGTGCCCATGCGATTCCCCGTTGTCGCTGTGGAAGAACCGGCACCGCTCACGCCACCCAGGAGTATGTGAGCGGTGCCGGCCAAGACTTACGCCGACTTCACCGAGCCGGAGCCCGGGGTCAGCTTTGCCAGCACGGTTGCGGCGCCAGTGCCGGCGGCAGCGATAGCCACGGCGCAGTTCTCCAGGTCACCAGCGTCGGCGCCGCCAACGATCAGCTGCCCTGCCTGGGCATCCCAGGTCAGGCCAGCGCCTGCAGCGATGTTGGCGCTGGCGAGCTTCGGCAGTTCAAACACGCCCTCGATCTGCGCGCTGCCCTTGGCGCCAGCGGGGATGTCCACCAGTGCGACCGCCAACAGCTGCCCGACGATGGATGCCTGGCCGCTGACCAGTGCGGATGCCGCGACGATGTCGATCACCGCGCCCGGAAACTTGTAGTTCTTCGCCATGACGATGGTCCTCAGTTGGCGTCTTACATGAATGAAGTAGGACAACGCGGCTGCGGCAGGAGCGACGCAGCCGTGTGGCGATTACTCGCCCGGGTTGAAGGCAGCGCCGCGCCAGCCCACCGCGCCCACGCCGTACTTGTGGACGACCTTCCAGCTGAGGCCGTCAGTGCGGAAGTTGGTCTCCTGCTCCAGCACCGGCGTCTGCACGCCATTGAGAAACGCGACTTCGATCACCGGCTCTACATTCGGATCGGCGAAGCCGTACCAGCCCTTGCCGGTCCCCAGGCGTGGGGAGGTGATGATGTCGCTGAAGGTGCCACGCGACGTGTTGTTGACCTGGAACCGGCCAGTCACGTCCGGGTTGTACTCGCTGTTGTTCACCAGAGTCGCGCGACCATGCATGGCAACCGTGCCCAGGAAGCGCGACAGCGAGATATCGAGGTAGTCATTGCCGCCCGGGTCCATCTGGAGCGCCATCATCTGGCGCATCGCGTCGAACGCATCGACCGACACGGCAGCGCCAGTTGCGATGTTGCCGTGCTCCGCATGGAACAGCGTGCGGCCGTCCTTCATGACCGGCCCCAGACCACCGTTCTGCTTAAGCACGTCGTAGACGTCCTTTTCGATTGTGCGGCCTGCGGCCTGGCCCAGCGCTGTGGTGATGCGCACGAACGCGCCCAGGTCGTCATTCACCAGCACTTCCGGGGTGATCTGCAGGATGCGCCCCTTGCGGGCGCCCTTGATGGTCTCGACTTCGCCATCGCCCAGCACGCCGTTCTCGTACTCGCCCGCTTCATTGACCGGCTTCAGGTCGGAGAACGAGGAAAGGTGGTAGCGGCTGTGCGGACGGTAGTCGGACAGCGTGCCGGTTGCGCAGAATCGGGTCCAGGTGAACTGCTGCAGGTTGTAGGCCCCGACCAGAACGCGGTGCAGCACGTTCTCCAGCAGGACCGGGAAGTCGCTGGTGGTCTGCACTGCAAGAACACCGCGTGCGATCTGCTCACGGTCCATGCCACGGGTGTTCACGCCGGCCTGGATCAGGGAGCGCTCGGCGAGCGCCAGCAGGGTGGTATGCGCGTACGGGTTGCCATTGCGCGCGGATTCGGCGTCTGCACCGGTCAACACGCCGGCACGAGCCAGAAGCGCGTTGACCTGGGCGCGACGCTGATTGTCCTCCTCCGGCACCACGTCCGTGATGCTGAAGCCGCCGGCCAGCGGCTGCCCGCTCGCCGCCAGCTTTGCCAGCAGCTTGCCGCGCGCCACGTCTTCAGTGATCGCAGCGTCAGCCAGGCACTCCGCCTCCAGCGCCTGGACGCCGCTGATCTCGCGGAACCCGGCGAAGACGGTACGAATGGCTGCGTTGCGGGCCGAGATTGCCGCCATCACCTGTTCGACCGATGCAGCCGGCGCCGAGGTCGCGGCCGCGACAGGAGCGGCTGCGACCGGCGGTACCGGAGTGGCGGGTGCGGGCGATGCCGGGGCGGCGGGGGTCGATGCAGCCGGAGCGGTGCCCGCCTGCGCCATGATCAGTTGGCACTGCTGTTTCATGCTGGTTTCCTCAAGGTGGGCCACAACGGCCCGCTGGTGAACCTCGCGAAGCGAGGCGAAGGCTGAAGCGGTGGTGGTTGCCTGGATGTGCTTGCGCAGCAAGGCGTGCACGGCCCCCTCGGTGCCGGAGATTGCACTCACATAGGACAGCAGCGCTGCTGCGGCGACGGCTTCCGCAGGCTCGGGCTGCACGTCGGGAATGACTTCGCTGACCAGGCCCAGCGCCAGCGCTTCGGACGCGGTCAGCCAGTGGTCCTTTCGATCGGTCAGCATTGTCTCGATGTCGGACGGGTTCTTGGCGCGGCCCGAGTACGTCACCAGCATCTGGCGCCCATACACGTCGATCTGATCGGCCCGCTCGCGCAGGTCGCCAGCAAAGCCCCAGCCACCACCCTGAGGGCCATGCAGCATCAGCATGGTGTTCTCGTGCATGCGACGCTTGCTACCGGCCATGACAATCAGGCTGGCGATGCTGGCGGCAACACCATCCACGGTCACGTTGATTGTGGCCGGGTGCTGCTTCAGTGCGTTGTAGATGGCCAACCCATCGGTGACGACCCCGCCATCTGAGTTGATCCGCACGTTGATCACGCTCGCGGTGGTGCCGGCCAGCTGCTCGACCACGCTGGCGGCAGTGACGCCCTCACCCCAGAAGTAGTCGCCGATTGGGCCGTAGATCAGCAGCTCGGCCTCACCGCCGCTGGTGGTGCTCAGTGCGAGGACCGATTTTCCCTTGGCCTCCGGCTGCAGCGCCTCGATGTCGCTCGCGTCGAATGCAAAGGTCGCGGCCAACACTGCGCCAAGCGCGGCTGCCATGCCGTTGCGGGTGAGGTGGTTCATTGCACATCCTCAGAAGGGGTTGAAATGGAACTGGCATCGGCGCTGGCCTGAGCCACGCCTGCGTCACTTACCTGGCCCGGGTCGCTGTCCAATGTGATTCCGAGGTCACGCGCCCACTTACGTTCGTTGCGGATCTCTTCCAGCGTGTCGTACATGCGCCCGCCGCGTTCGCTGATGACAGAGGTGAGCGAACGGATGCCAGCGCGGATCATCATGCGGAGGCCGGTCGCCTCGTGGACCGGGTTGATCCACGGCATCACCGGGGGCATGTACATCGCATCGGTCACCGTGGTCATCGAAACGCCGCGCGGAACGACCAGCTCGCCGGACGCAATCGCTGCCTGGATGAAGCGCTCGTAGATCGGCCGGACAATCTGCGAGATCACCTCATAGGCCAGAACGCCGTATGCGCCGTACTGCTCGACCAGTTCCTGCCGCTGCGCGGAATAGGTGCCGTTGTAGTTCTTCGACAGCGATGAGAACGACACTCGCATACCCCCGGCCACAGCACGCAGCTGCCCGTTGCGGTAGGTCTCGAGATTGGGGTTGGGCCGATTGGTGTCGACTGTCCCAACGCTCTCGCCCTTCACCAGGTCATCGAACACCATGCCGGGTTGGAACCGCATACTGCGCCGCTCCGGAACTGTCTCGTTCTCGCCATAGCTCTGCGGATCCCCCTTGATGATGAACGCCGCCATGCTCGCCGCGATCTTGGCGGCCACACGCTCGGATTCCTCGTAGTCCTTGAGGTCATCCAGACGGGTCAGAACAGACGCCAGCAGGCTGACACCTCGCACCTGCCCGATCCGATCAACCATCTTCGCGTGGTGAACGAAGTCTGCGCTCACGCGCTTCACCTCCGGCATGACCGCGTTCGGGTCACCGGGGTGCTGTTTGTATAGGTGATACGCGATTGGGCGGTTCCATGCGTTTCGCTCCACGCCCTGCATGATGTTCCGACCGGGATCGTTCAGATCCATCGGCAGAAGATCCGGCTCCATCATCTCGATGCTGTAGGGAACCACGGTGCCATGGTCGAGGTATGGCACCGGCCCGATCAGGTCCTGGTACAGGCACTCGCCGTCGCGGAAAAGGGTCCGGGCCATCAGGCGCTGTGCCGCGCCGAAATCATGGCACCAGGTGACTTCTGGGCGCTTCCAGAAGTCCCTCAGCAACGGCGTGATCTGATCGACCAAGGACTCCACAATGTTGCCGGCAGCGTCGCGCGGCTGAGGCTCGATGCCGATGCCATCCCGGCCGATTACGTTCTGGACCATCTGGTTGAATCCGTTCACCACGATGTCGTGGTTCCGGTCCAGGTGCCTCGCCTGTGTGCGGATTCGCGTGGCGCCACTGGCGACCGCTGTGTTACCTGAACCAAACTCACGCGCAGCTTCCCGCAGGCGGCTGGGCGTGGCGCCGTCGTAAGCGCTGCTGTAGGCAGCGATTCGCGCGCGCGCCATGGCACGCTTTGCGCCCCAGCCGGGGGCCACAGCGGCGATGGCGCGGTCAAGGCGGTTCACTCGCCGCCCCGGAAATCGGCAAGAGCCACGGACATGCGGCTACCGCCTCGCGCCTGCGCGTTCACTTTCGCTTCCCACTCGCGCCGACCTGCGCGAATCTCTGCCAGGTCGGCACGATTCAGCTGCCGCTCCCCCATGCGGAAGGACTGACCCCGTAGTACCGCAGCCTCGGCGGCTAGGTACGTCTGCAGCATGATTTGAGCGGGAGTCGACATGGAGGTAGTTTGGAGACGCGGTCGTCTCAACCGTTACCAGCCGCGTGAGACGATCAAGAATCTGCGCCGCGCAAAATCAGTTACTTACAAGGCAGCCGTCTCAATCTTTGCCAGAAGGTGAGACGGGCCTTGAGTTCTCAGCTCGCTTTCGTCGGTTTAGGCAACCCGCCAGGGAATAAGCGATAGAGAGCGGCTCTCGATATCCCGTGTCTGCGGCAGACCAATCGCCAGTTTTGTCCCTCAGCAAGCTCGGCGCGAATCGCCTCCACGCGTGTACACGATTTGTCCTGCACAGCCGCCTTAGGGATGTGCAGACGCTCACCGCCGTACTCGGTTTGCAGAACGGTCAGCACCGCCGTCGCATAGGGCATCGCGTGCTCCTCGTTCAAACCGGTTTGCTCCACGATGCCTCGAATTACCAGGCGACGCAGCTGCTCGGCAGCATCGATGTCGCGCGAGTTGCTCATAGGCGACTACTCCAACCGCTGGACCCAAAGTCGTCGCGTGACGTTTCACGGGAATCGCGCGCCAGCCGCGCCGGGGCCGGCGAGGGCCTTTTCACGACCTGGGTCACCGACGGCGCGGGTGCTGCAACGTCCGCCGCCGGCAATGCCGCAGCCGGCGGGATGCTAAACAGATCGTTTTCCGGCTGCACCTGCTCCTCCAACTGATCCCACCATTTCGCCTTCTTGGGTCCCCACAGGTCGAGCCGTTCCTCCAGCCATATTTCGTAGGTCAGGCAGTCCTTGACCTCGATTCGCTTGCGCGTTGCGGTCCACCTGGACTCCGACCCGCCCTTCATCCTCCGCGTAGCGCGGATCTCGCCCGCCAGCTGTTTGAACCATTCGGGCGAGAGCTGATCTGACAGATGCACGTAGCCCGGCCCCGGGACGGCAACGTCCAGCCGCGACTGGAACCGATCCTTCGCGAGGTTCGTGCCCACGTGCCAGAGCACCGGCCCGTGCTTCTCGATACGCCCATTGAAGCGGTAGCCGACGCGGCTGTTGCCGTTCTCGATGGACCGCTCCTGGCCGCTTGAGCCCTTCACCGCGTGCACACGCAACGACTTCAACTTGTGTGCGAAGGCGTACACAGCGTCGGCATGGTGACCGCCCGAGTCGATTGCGGTGGCATATATCCGTTGCGCTCTGCCACAGGCATGTGTGTATTCCTGCTCACGCAAGAACGCCTCAGCCTCGGTCCAGACCTCCATCTGTGCAGGGTTGCCGAAGAACACGCGGTGGTCGATCGTCCACATTTGACCTCCTCGCCCGACGCCCCAGACGCCAGCCTCAATCCGGTTGAGATCGGAAGAGCGTC